ACCGGCGACCGGCAAGTTTTTTGTTGAAGTGGGGGATGTTGTTGGCGACGATGCCGACGCGCGGAGTGGGTAGCAGCACGGCGAGCAGGTCGTTGGCGGCCTGAGAGAGGTAGCCGGCGGCGTGAAGGGCGTCGGCGTCGGGAAACACGTCGGCGTGCCGGTCGTCGGGCTCGATGAGGTGGTCTTGTAGGCCTCCGGTTGAGAATAGGTACTTGAAGTTGCGCGGGAGGGCGCCGTGGGCGCGCATCATCTCGACCTCCTTGGTGTAGGCGTAGAACAGCACGTCGCGGTGGGCGTCGGCAATATCGGCCCACTCGGCGAGGTACCACGACGCGAAGAAGTCGCCGCTGTCGTGGATGCGAACGGCGGCGCCGCCGTGTTGTATCCATCGCCGCAGCCACGCGTCTAGCAACTCGAACCTGACGCCGTGCGGCACAATACGTTGCCGGCCTCGCGGGCGAAACCGGCGGTGCGACAGTTCGCGTCGCATCAGACGCCGCCATCGGTCGCGGTCGTTGAGCACGAGCATCAGGTTGCGGCGGTGCGCCTCGGCGACGGCGGGGAACAGGTAGGTGCCGTTGCGGGCGTAGCACACTTGCGCGCAGCCGCCGGCGCTAGGGCAAGTTTTGAAGAGCGTGCCGTCGTCGAGCCGCGTGTACCACGCCGGTATCGACCAGTTCCAGACGAGGTGCGGGCGCAGTTCGCTATTCTGCGTCAGCAACGTCATTGGCGGTCTCAGGATACTGCGACCGTAGCAGGTGGTAGACGTCGATGCCGTTGCGGCGCTCGACGTACCGCAGTCGGCCGTCGCGCTCGCCGGCCGCGAGCCAGTCGCCTAGCGGCTCGTCGGCGTCAGGTTCAAGGTTGCTCAACGTCTGCCGCTGTCGAGCGCAATGATGGCGAGCAGCGCGAGCCAGAGCGCCGCGACGACGACGAGGTCGAGCGTCATTCGTCGATGTCGGCGCCGACGATTGCGCGGCGCAGCCGGTCGTTGTCGCCCGATAGTTGCCGTAGTTGGTCTGAGAGGTCGACCACTTGCAACCGCAGTCGCGTCACCTCGTCGCGCAGACGCTCGTTGCTTGTCTCGTAGTCGAGCACGCGCGCGTGAAACTCGCTAACTAGGGCGGCGGTGTTGTTGTCGGGGTCGTCGGTCATTGTGCCTCTTGTCGAGTTCGGCCTGAATGTCGGCGATGACGGCGAGCAGGTCTTGCTCGTCTAGTCGCCCCACGTAGGTCTTGCTGAGAAATCGTAGTGCGTCTTGGAGCGTCTTGTCGGTCAACGGCATTCAGCCAAGTTAGCGCTGCCGCGAGGCGTCGAGCCTCGACCGGCGTTGGCAGCGGTCGAGCGGTGCGCCTGCCTGCGGCCGTCGTCACGAGGTGACGGCGAGTAGTAGGTCGAGCGCCCGCCGGTCGTGGGCGGCCTCCACGCCTTTCAACGTGTTCATCATCGTGCGTTCGATGCGCGGGGTGGAGCCGCGCGTCGTTTTGACGTGCTGACGGTAAGTGTTGACGGCCTGAATGACGCCGAATGCGGTGCCGCGCCACGGCGCGACGCGCACGTCGTTGCGCCACAGGTCGCGGTGCGCCCAACGCTCGTTGCGGGCTCGCGTCGCGGCGCTGTCGTCGGCGTTGTCGCCGGTCGGTATCCAAGCACCGAGAAACGCGTCGAACTGTTGGTCGTCGACGCGACGCGCGAGCAGTTGCTCGACCTCTTTGGCGAATGCGGCGCCGTCGTCGTGAATGACGCGCAGCGCGTCGCGCGCCGACGCCAACCGCAGCCGGCTGTGCGCGGTGTGTCGCACGCGGTACTCCTGACCGTTCTCGCCGAGCGCGCGCGAGCGCGTGTTGTCGCAGACGACGATGGTGCAGGTTCGTTTGTAGGTGGTGGCAATCTCGCCGTTGAATGACGTGGTGGCGAGTAGGTTTGGTCTGAACTCGACGTCGCCGACGTTCCAGTTGTCGGCCATCTCGACCTGCACCCACGCGACGGCGCCGCCTTTGAGCAGGCCGGCCGAGCCGATGTGGAGGTCGTCGTCGAGAATGTCGGCGACGACGTCGAGCAGCGCGGCGTCGTATTGATGCAGGGCGTATGACGCGCTCGGCACGCCTAGCACCTCGTAGGTGTCGTCGCGCACGATGGCGATGCGGTTGGGGATGAGCACGCGCGCCTCCTGCGTCAGGTCGTCGTTGTTGACGATGTGGGCGTACACCGGCACCTCTTGCGCCTGCCAATGAAACAGGCGGCGGCGCACGTCGTCAACCGGTATGGCGGCGGGGTAGTGATTGGGCTCGGCGCCTTGTGCGCTTGCGCGGTGGTGCCACGCGGTGCCGCGTTTGTCGGCGAAACCGACAAGTACGTTGCGGTTGAGCCAGTCTAGTGTCTCGGTGGTCATTGCTGTTCTCCTTTGTTGTTTGTTTGTAGACGGTGGGCGCGGCGGCGGTCGTTGCGGTGGCGCTCGTCGCTGATGCCGGCGTCTTTGCCGATGAAGTAGGCGCCGACGACGAGCAGGTTGACCACGACGAAACCGAGCCAGTCGAGCGTCATTGCTGCTGTCCTGACGTGAAACGGCGCCAGAGTTTCGCCGCCTCGTCGGTGCCGAGCGCGTCGATGCTCGCCGCGAGAATGCTCATACGGCGGCCGAGCACGATAATGTCGGCGTCGTCGGCGGCGGCGAGCAGGTCGAGCGCGGCGTCAATCGTGGAGAATGCGGCGACGTCGGCGAGGTTGGCGTGTTCTGCGCAGACGTCGCGCGCCACGGCGACGGTCACGACGACCTCGACGAGTTGGTAGTCGAGCGGTGGCTGCGCCGTCGCCGGTTTGGCTCGTTTGGTCATTGCTGTTCTCCTTTGTTGTCGGGGTTGTCGGTTGCGAGCGCGTCGTCGTCGAGTTCGGCGTCTCGCTGTTGCTCGGCTCGGCTCCGGCGGCGGTCGTACTCGACGGCGCGCAGTTGCTCGAAGTGGTCGCGGTGCGTCAACAGATAGTCCGCAATCCAGTTGACGGCGGCGCGCCGCGTCGGGAATGCGTGTTGCGGCGCCGCGCCGGCGGGGTGGTTGATGGCGAAGTCATCCCAGAACGGCTGACGGTCGACGACGTACCACGCAATGTTGCGGCCTTGGCCGACGGCGCGCCGCACGCTGACGACCTTGAAACGCAACTGTTGGAGGTGTAGCGGGCGGCGGTCGCCGGCGGGCGCCGGCGGCAACGGTTTGAATATGCTCACGACGGCCTCGCAATCAGGGTGTTGCTGTCGGCGTCGACCCACTCGATGTCGTCGTCGTAGCGCAGGTAGCCGTTCCAAGCGGGGTGCCAATCCCACAGTTCGTAATAGAAGCCGGTGATGACCGCCTCGACGTAGTTATCGGGGTGGCGGTTGCGCGCTGCCTCGACCTCGCGGCGCGCGTAGCGCTCGGCGGTCGTCAACGATTTGAACGCGCGGCACGCCTCGCTCCAATACTTGTCGGCGATGGTGTCGTCGTCTACTTGGTAGCGCAACACGTTGACGGTGATGCGCTGGATTGCGGGGTTGGTCATTGCTGTTCTCCTTGTGAGTGGTTGAGCAGCGTGCTAACAATCCTTTGCTGCTTGCGTAGACGGTCGACGAGGTCGGCGAGGCAATGCTCGTTGCCGCCCTCCCACCAGTTCATCGCCTCTTCGAACCGGCCGAACCGGTACTGCTTACGGCCGATGACGTACTCGTAACTTGCGTGCGACCAGCCGCGCGCCTCGTACTCGGCGTCGCGCTCGCGGATGACGCGGTCGATTTCGGCTTTGAGGCCGAGGTAGCGCGCGAGCGCCGCCTGCCGACGTATTGCCCTATCTCGTTTCATACAGTCTCCCTGTCTCGATTGAGCCCTTCTCAACCGTCTGTCTCACAGTCTAGCGTATCGCGTTCGTGAAGTCAAGTCTTTTGACGAGATTTTTTTTTCAGTCGGGGATTTGGTGGCAGGGTCGGTTGACCCACGCCCATTGCGACCACTCGCAGAGGCCGGCGGCGCGCGAGTAGTCGACGAGGGCAAGCGCGGCCGAGAGATTGACGGCGGGGTTGAACAGTTGCGCGCAGTCGTCGAGCACGCCGACGGTTTGGAGGTAGCCGTCGGGGTAATAACGCGACGGCAGGCACCAGAAACGGTTGATTTGGGTGAGGCCGACGCTGCCGCCGTTGGGGTCGGCGGCGTTGAGTTGCGTCGGGTCGCATCGGCTTTCGCGGTGGATGACGTGGTCGAGCGTCGGCAGATGGTCGGGCGCGAAACCGGCGGCGAGAGCGGCGGCCTGCCACTGAGGGCAGCGCGTCATCACGGCCGGCGGCGCGGTTGACGTCGGGGAGGGCGCGTTGGTCGTCGTAGGCGTCGTTGTTGAGGTGGTCGCAGATGCGGGCGCGAGCGGGGCGTCGGCGTCGGCGGGCGTTATCGCCACGATGACGCCGGCGGCGGTAATCAGTAGGGCGATGCGGCTGACGCGGTTCATTGCGGCCTCCTTGCGCGGTAGTATTGGAGGGCGAGTTGCTGAGCGGCGGGCGGTAGGTGGGTGAGGGCGTCGACGAGGTCTTGCTCGGTGCGGTTGGTGTTGATGAAACCGGCGGCGAGGTTTAGCGCCTGCCGCTCGATGCCGGCGGCCTCAACAGTAGCGGGCGCGGCGGGCAGGTCGTCTGTCCAACGCTCGTCGGCGAGCCACTTTGCGGGGTAGACGCAGTAGGCGATGTCGTTGAGGCTGTCGGCGTAGCGGCGTGTGCGGTCGAGCAGGTCGTCGAGCGGCGGCAGCCGTGCGGCGAGCGCGCGCCATTCTCGGCGGGCGCCGGCCTTGCCCACCTTGCGGGGATACGCCTGCCACCACGTCTCGAACTCGTCGTCGCGCGTACTAGGTTCATTACGGTTAGTAAGAGGTGTGGCGCTGTCGTCGTTGGGGTTTTTGGTCGTCGAAGAAACGACCTTTGCGGGTGGGGGTTTCAGGCGGTAGATGCCGGTGATGCCTCGACCGCCGCCGACGCGCTCGACGTCGAGCAGGTCGTCGACAATCATCTGTTTCAACGATTGTCGAATGAACTCTACCGATACGCGCGCCTTGCGGGCGAGCGTCGGTTGCGACGGCCAACAGACGCCCTCGTCGTTGGCGAAGTCGGCGAGGGCGAGGTGCAGTAGCAGCCGCTCGCCGCGATACGGCGACGTCTCCCACACTCGCGCAATCCATCTAATGCTCATCGCTACCCTCTCTCTGTGGCGGCCGGCGGCCGGCGGTCTACGGCGAGTTGTCTAGCGCGACGGCGACGAGCGCCGCGAAGTCGGCGAGAGACAGCAAGACGATGCCGTCGCGCGTGTCGTCGGGCATCGCCACCATCACGAACGGCCGTACGTCGCCGAGCGCGCGCTGCGCCTCGGATTGCCGGCGGGCGGCGTCGAACCTTGCGGCAATCGGCGACACTTGCGCGCCGGCCTTGACCTCGACGCGCAGCGCGCCTCCCCAATGTTCCTCGTGGCGCGAGTTGACGCCGGCGAGGCCGAGCGCCTTGCGGGCTCGTCGCGCCTTGTCGTCGCCTTTGGCGCGGTTGCGGCGGCCGCGCGCGGCGGGGTCGCCGCAACCGCGAACGCGTCGCACGCCGCGCCGGTCAGGGCGGCCGAGCGTGCCGTACTTTGGGCAGCCGGCGGCGAGGGCGCAACGGTCGCGGTTGCCGCCGCACTCACCTTTGCGCTCATCCATCTCGTCATCAGTCTAACCTGAACAGAAACGGTCGCGGTTGCCGGTAGTCTCGCAGGCGCCGTAGTTCGCGGCGCTCGTCGGGCGTCAAACCGCCAAACACGCCGTGACGGTCGCCGGTGGCTTCGAAGTCGTCGCTGAGTTTGAGACACTGCTCTCGAACCGCGCAGCGAGCGCACACCTTTTTCGCCTCGACGTAGGCGGCCTGTTTGCCGGCGCCGTCGGGGAAGAACATCGCGGCGGGGAGGCCGCGACACGCGGCGCGGTACTGCCACGTCGTCACACGTTGTCCAGCACGTCGAGCGCGAACCGCGCCTCGCGCGGGCAGTTCGGCCGCGCGACGGCCGCCGCCAGCAGTTTGCGGGCGAGGTCGATGGCGTCGAGACGACGAGTAGACGCGGTCTTGACCGGTCGGTCATACACCTCGAAATCGAGGTAGGTTGCGCGGTGCGCGGCCGCAACGTAGGGATGGCATCGGTTGCGGCGCTCCTCAACCGCAAACACGACGCCGAGCCGGTGCAGGCAACTGAGCGCGCCGCTAATCTGACCGTGGTGAAGTTCAGGTAGCAGGGTTTGTATCTCGCGCCACGTGCGACCGGCGCGCCCGCCGCCCGCCACGACGTCGTGGATTGCTCGCTGCCGCCGCGAGGCGATGCCGCTAGCGGCCTCTGATGCGGCGCGTTCAACGCTTGCGGGGCGGTCGACGTAGCCGGCGGTGCCGTTGTACGGCAGTTGCTCTACGAGCGCGGCGCGAGCCGCGCAACACAGCAGCAGGCCGGCCTGCGTCTCGCCGTGCCGTCGGCACCACTCGCCGCTTGCGGCGCCGCACTCCGGACAGTCGACGTGGTAGGCGTAGCGCGGGGCGTCATTCATATGAGGGCGCGCCGTAGTCGTAGTGGATGAAACTGCCGACGTCGTGGCCGGTCGTCGGCGCCTCGAATGTCCAATACACGAGGCCGAGGTCGCCGTCGTCGTAGTTGTAATCGGCCGAGTTGAGACGCGTCACGACCGCGAGACACATCGCCAACCATTGTTGGTCTAGTTGCTCGCCGGTCGGGCAGCCGGCCGCGTGCCACTGCACGCGTATCTCGCTAAACAGGTCGCCGAGGTAGCCGCGCGGCGAATGCCGCGTCGTCATCCAATCCAACGGATAGTCCAAGAACCGCACCAGCAGTCCGTGCCGGTCGGGGTCGGGTTGCGCGAGCGTCACCATTACGCGCCTCGCGTCTCGGTGAGTTGCGTGATGACGCGCATAGCCTCGCGTTTGCTGATGCTCTCTACGGCGTCGACGGCGCGGCCGAGCACATCGCCGCAGTAGGCGGCGGGGTCGGCGCCGCGCTCGCGCGCAAGTTTGGACAGCAGTTTTATTTGGGCGGGCGTGATGCCGTCGCCGTTGGCGGCCGGTTTGACGGCGGCGCCTTTGGCGTCGGCGGCCGCAATCATCTGTTCGCGCGACCGGTTTGCGGGCGGCGTCGAGTTGCGCGGCGCCTGCCCGATTGGCACTACCGGCGCGTCGCCGGCGGGCGTCGTCTGGCGGTTACGCACCTCTTGTAGAGACGCCACTTTTTGAGTGTCGGCGGCGAGCGCGGCGACGATTGCCCTGCCCCACGCGCTCGTCTCGGCATTCATCAACTCGCTGTCGCGCGTGTAGGGCGTCTTGCCCTCAAACGGCTCCCACGCGACGCCAATGCCGGCGCACGCGTCGTCGGGCGTGCGGTAGGCGGCCGCAACGTACACGATGAAGGTCTTGGTGCGGCCGTCGTCGGTGGCGAGCGTCACGACCTCGAAGGGTTTGTCGGGGTTGTACGGTCGCAGCGAGCCGTTGGGATGCTGCCGCCTGAACTCGCGTATCCGCTCGGCCACGTCTATGTAGCCATCCATACTGAAACTCATTGCTGTTCCTCCTCTTGTTTGTTTTTGTTGTGTAGCCGCATTGCGCGGTACGGTTCGCCTCGCCGCGCGTACTTGGCGTACACGTCGGGGAGGTCTTGTTTGAGCGCGTCGGCGTCGACAGTGACGCGACCGTTGACGAGCGACCACGTGACGACCTTGACGCCGTTGAGGTGGCCTATCTCGTTGCCGCGCAGGTGGCGCGCTATCTCGTCGCGCGCGCGGCGCTCAATCTGTTTGGCCTCGGCCGACATTGCTTTGGCGAAGTCGAGTTCGTCGAGCCAACCGGCCGCCTCGGCCGGCAACTCAACTGCGGTTCGGGTCGTCTTGTAGGCGGCGGCGATGTGGTCGCAGTCCATCTCGGCGAGTAGCGCGTCGTCAGGTTCGCCGCCGGCGTCAATCGCCTCGCCAAACCGGCGCGCCTCGACGAGCAGTTGCTCGACTGCTCGCGGGTTGGGAGGCGCGTCGATAAGGTTGATTTGTTGGTCGCGGTCGAGCACGCAGAACACGATGTTGGCATCGGGGCAGACGGCGTGTTGCGCCCACGCTTGCCATAGCCATTCGGGCGGCAGGTCGTCGGGGTCGGCGACGCGGTAGCGCGCCGTGGTCTTGGCCTCGACAATGAGGCGGGGCGCCTCGTGGCGGTCGACGGCGTCGAGCGTGGCGACGAGCCGGTCGCGGCGATACATCACGTCAGGCGTGGCGAGGTCGACGCGTAGACGCCGCGACGCCTCGGCGACAAGCACCGGTTCGAGCAACTGCCCTCGGTAAAACGCCGGCGTCATCTCGCCGATTGTCACCGGCCGGCTCTTGGCCAACCAGAGGTCGGCGCGCGACGAGTACGGCGACGCGCTCATCAGCGCCGGCGCCTCGGATGCGCCGAAGACGCACCGGTCGGTTTCGTCGCGGTGTCGCAGCAGCAGCCATTCAATCGAGCCGTGCGTCGGTTTATCCAATAAAACTGTATCCATTTAGCCCTCTCTTCGTCGGCGACGGTCGCCGACAATAACAGTCTAGCCGAGGGGTAGACGCGGTAGCGCGATGCTCCCTGCTACGCTGAACGTATGGCAGGCGCCGGCATCAAACTCTTCGCGGCGGGCGACGTGCTCACCGCCGCAGAGGTCAACACGTTCCTCCAAGACCAAGCAATCTGTCGTTTCGCAACGACGGCCGCGCGCGACGCTGCGTTCGGCGGCGCCGGCGAGCCGACGCTCGCCGAGGGAATGTTTGCCTACATCGACGCCGACAACACGCTGTACTTCTACTCAGGAAGCACTTGGGACAAGTACGGTATCGTCAACGACAGCGACCAACTCGTGCTCGCCGCAGCACTATTCTCGTAGGAGGACAAAGTGGCCACGTACAGCAAACTCAAACTCAGCGGCAGCACCGACGGCCGGCTCATCAAAGTCGCGCAGACGGCAACGGCCGGCACCACTGTTCACACCGGTTCGTCGACCGCCACCGTGCTCGACGAGGTGTGGCTCTACGCCGTCAACTCGGATACGACAGACCGCAAACTGACTATCGAGTGGGGTGGCACGAACTCGCCCGACGACCTCATCGAGCAGACGATTACTGCCGAGAGCGGACTGCTGCTCGTCGTCGCCGGCCTCGTTATCGTCGGCAACGCAACGCCGCTCGTCGTGCGTGCGTTCGCCGCGACTGCGAATGTGGTGATGGTCGGCGGTTATGTGAACCGCATCACCGCATAGGCGGCGACTGATGCGTTTCGGTGAGCGTTCTCGTTCGGGTACGAAGGTCAGCGGCTGGACTAAGCGTGATGTTGGCAAGCAGACGCTCGCCGTCGAGTTCCTGCTGGTCGGTGGCGGCGGAGGCGGCGGCGCTGGAGGCTCCGCGTCTGGCGGTGGTGGTGGCGGCGGCTTCGTCACAGGCTCTGGGCTTATCGGCAAGACGACCTACACCGTCAAGGTCGGCGCAG